CACTTAACCCAACTGTATCACCTCACCATTGGATTAGAGAATTACAAGATGCTACTCAGTACTTTACAACGTTTAAAAACAACCCATATCTTCCTAAAGAGCAGGTTGATGCAATTAAAGCATTAGAAAGAACAAATCCAAAAGCATGGAAGGTATATGGATTAGGTGAGTTTGTAAGTAATGAGAAAGCTGTATTCCAATTCAATATATGTGATTGGGTACCCGATGATGCTGAATTTGTATCTTTGGGAATCGATTTTGGATATAGTAATGACCCAACTGCCATAGTATCATTATTCAGAAGGGATAGAGATATATGGATAGTAGAGAATTGTTATGAAACAGGATTGGTGACAGGAGATATAGATAAGAAACTACGAAGTATCGTTGGAGATAATCGTTGGGAAATATGGGCGGATAGTGCTGAACCACGTCTTATAGAAGAATTATACCGATTAGGATATAATATAAGACCGGTAGTAAAAGGAAAGGATAGTATTAACTTTGGTATTCAAGTACTTCAGAACTATACAATCAATATACCACGCACTTGTCAGAACTTAGTAAATGAATTCTATGGATACGAATGGGAAGTAGACCGTTTTGGTAGACAACAAGATAGACCCGTAGATTATGGGAATCACCTAATCGATGCAGCTCGCTATGCGGGTATGATGAGATTAAGTAATGTGGCAACAGCAAAAGGTAAATACGTTATTAAAGTAAGATAATATGAAAACAGCAATACTATTGGCTGGACCAATGAGAAGTTTACCTGAAGTAATAGCTAACCATAAAGAGATGGTTGGTAATTATGATACGTTTGTAAGTTGTATGGAAGAAGATTATAATGATTGGGTTAATTCAGATTGGAAACCTAAAGAGATATACATAACACCAAAGCCAACAAATGCATGGGAAGGTAAAGAAGCATTCTATCGACAATTTTGGAATTTAAGGAATGTAATAAACAATGTACCTGAATACGATATGTACATAAAGAGTAGAAACGATTTAGTGTTTGCAAATAAACTACCAATAAATTTAGAAAATATTAAACCCAATGAGATATGGAATCCTGATAGAAGCTATTGGGGATATGAATGGGCTAGTAATGGTACAATGAATGACCAGTTCTATATTGGGGATAAGAATGTAATGAATATAGTAAGTAGATTAGTAGATACACAGCCATACACAAATGAAGCTTATTTAGTTGAAACCCATTTAGTTAGATGGCTAACAACAAATGGTGTTAAATATAAAAAGTTTGGTGGATTCCATTTTACTAAAAATCAATTTGGATGGACAAAGCAAACAGTAGAAAATAAATAAGATAATATGAATACAGAAAAATTAGATTTAGACAACTTAACACAAGATGATTTCTTAGAGATGGCCAAATATGTAGCTCACGTAGAGAATCAAAACCGAATCCTATTAGGAGAATTAAAAGAATGTAAAGCGGGATTATTAGCAACGGTACAACAAAGGAATTCTTTAAATATGAAATTACAAGCTATGATAGCGGATAAGGTAAATACAATTGATATACAATCAATACAAACAGCACCTATCAATACATCATTAGACCTAATCAATCCAGAACAATGGGCTGTACCTGAAGGAAGGGTAATCACAACACCAAAATCAAATAAAATATGAAACAAGAATTAACTATAACTGTCCCTAAAGACTGGTCAGCAGTAACCTTAAAACAATATTTAGAACTTCGTAAAGATATGGAAGCATATTCCGATGATGAAGAAGCCCTAACGGCCTGTTTATTCCATCACCTATGTAAATTCCCATTAGAGTATTTACAACAATTGGATTTAAACACATATATTGGAATTAAAAAAGATATATTGGACTTTTATAATAATGTAGATTATCCTCTAAAGAAATTTATTACAATAGATGGAGTTAAATACGGCTTCGAACCTAATCTATCAGAGATGGCATATGGTGCGTATGTGGATATATCGAAATATGAAACGATTGGAATAGATAAGAAATGGGCTGATATAATGAGTATTCTTTATAGACCTGTAACTAAAGAAACAGGTGCACTATATGATATTAAAACTTACGATGGAAATATTGATGGTGATAAGTTTATGAGTGTGGGAATGGATGTACACTTTGGCTCTCTTTTTTTTTTCAACAATTTACTAAAGGACTTGTTGAACGATACCCAGAAATCTTTGATGGGGGAATTGATGGAGGCGGACTTGCCGTTGAAGCTCAAACGAATTTTGCAAGAAAATGGAAATCTTACACATCAATTATCCAACTTGCACAAGGAGATATCTCAAAAATAGACGAGATAGTTAAAGAACCATTGGAGAAATGTTTATTGTTTTTAGCCTATCAGGCAGATAAATACCATTTAGAAGATTTAATACATAAAGCTGCTATGAAGAAAGCAGGCGGAAAGTAATCTAATACTTTTATATATGTAATTGTTAAAGTAGTAAAACAAATTCATAAATGCCAACACCAGCTTATAATCAGAATCAAAGAAAGAATTCAGGTGTGTATTTTGGACCTACAAGAGGAAGGTCATCACCAAAGAATTCACGCAGAGGTTGTCTATGTTTAAACGAAGATAGATACGATATAAAATGTTGTAATGGCGCATTACAAGCACAAGGTATTGGTAACATTCAAGGTTCACCTGTACAAAGAGGAGCCTTCAGTAGTGGTTTCAGTAGTGGGTTTGATATAGGTAATATATAAACATATACAAATATATAAGAGATGTCTCAATTAAATAAAACGCAGTTAGAAGCAGAAAATCAGAGTAGTTTCCCCAATAATAACGTAGGGGCTATTACTCCAACACTATTAAGAGGATTCAATACCGATATGATTGATTCCCTAGTGGACGAAGGTCAATACAACATTGATTCAGCATCGATGAGTGCTAGCTTAGCAATGCTAGAAGCACAGGTGGATGGATTAGTATTATCCGGTAGTGGTGTTGTAATCAGAGATGAAGGTGTATCGCAAGGTTCAGCTACAACGCTAAACTTTGTTGGACCTACAATTCAAGTAAATGTAACTGGCTCACAAGCTAACATATATGCAAATACATCTGGATTAGCAACAACAGGTTCAAATATATTTGTAGGTAATCAAACAATAAACGGAAACATATCAGCAAGTGGAGCTTTTACAGCATCATTAAGAGAAGGATATGCGTGGATAGGTGGAGTAGGTAATGTTAATAATTTAGTAGCAACATCTTCATTCATAGCAATAGGAACATCTGGTACTGCAGGAACTAGTGGTACTTCGGGTACAAATGGTTCTCAAGGTATAAGTGGAACTGCAGGTAGTAGTGGTAGTAGTGGAACTTCTGGTTCTTCTGGAACAAGCGGTGTAAGCGGCTCAAGTGGGACTAGTGGTACGGCTGGTAGTGGAGGCTCTTCAGGCTCCTCAGGAACATCAGGAAGTGGTGGTACATCGGGAACTGATGGTACAGCAGGGACAGGAGGTAGCTCAGGTACTTCAGGTACAAATGGAACTGCAGGCTCAGGCGGTAGTAGTGGAACTTCTGGAACGGATGGTACAGCAGGTAGTGGTGGCTCAAGTGGTACATCAGGTACTAATGGAACAGCAGGTAGTGGTGGTACATCGGGTACAAGCGGCACAAACGGAACTGCTGGCTCGGGTGGTTCATCAGGAACTTCTGGAACGGATGGTACTGCAGGAAGTGGTGGTACAAGCGGCACTAGTGGAACAAATGGTACAGCAGGCTCAAGTGGTACATCAGGTACTAATGGAACAGCAGGTAGTGGTGGAAGCAGCGGAACATCTGGTACAAACGGAACTGCAGGAAGTGGAGGTACTTCAGGTACTAATGGAACTGCAGGAAGCGGTGGTAGTAGTGGGACTAGTGGAACTTCAGGTTCATCTGGTTCAAGCGGACAAGATGGCCAATCAAATACATTCTTTAATTATCAAGCAAAAGATACAATAACAACTGGTGACCCTGGTAATGGACATATCATTTGGAATAACGCAACTCAAGCATCAGCAACATCAATAAGTGTAAGTGAGATAGACCAAAATGGAAATAACGATGATATATTCTTAGCTAATATTCCATCAGGCTCAATCATAGTATTACAGGACCAATCATCACATACAAATTTTCAAAGATGGACAGTAGGTACTGGAGTAGATAATACAACATATTGGACATTCCCAGTAACATTAATAACATCAACATATTCGTTTCCTAACAATCATCAGATGTTATTTATAATATCTCAATTACCGGTAGGTACTTCGGGAACATCTGGAACTAATGGTACAACAGGTACTGCAGGTTCTTCAGGAACTTCTGGAATAAACGGTACGGCAGGAAGTGGTGGAACATCCGGAATAAATGGAACGGCAGGAAGCGGTGGTAGTAGTGGAACATCAGGAATAGATGGAACAAATGGTAGTGCAGGTACTTCTGGAGTTAATGGTACTTCAGGTATTAATGGTACATCAGGTATAAATGGTACTTCGGGTATAAATGGTACAAGTGGAGTTGATGGAACTTCTGGCACAACAGGTACCGCAGGTTCATCTGGTACATCATCAACTGCTGGAGCTGGTTTCCCATTCTCTGGTTCAGCACAAATAACTGGTTCTTTAGGAATTACTGGTTCAATATCATTTAAAGATTACAACTATTATGTAAGTGGAACATTTAGT